AGTTGTCTATTGTAATAGAGGAAAATCCAGTCCATACTAAGGCTAAAAGAATGGTTGTTAAACATGTTGCTAAAAATGAGACAAGTGTTTCAAATTTAAGTTCAATTATTTATGGAAATAATATTGGTGGAAAAGATGTACTGCTTAATAATAAAGAAAATCAATTTATTATAAAAAATAAAATTGAAAGAATACCATTAGAAACAGTTGTTAAGGTGGAGAATCTATTAGAGGCTGAATATTGTCCGTTTTATTTTCATGATTTAAGAACTAATGAAGTTATATCTTTTCATGCATTTTTAACTAATTTAGGCCAATCATTTTCTCCTTCCTGGAGCGCAGAATCATTTTATGGACGCTCAGATGTAGTTCCTAACCTTGCAGGCACTGGGAGGACATTAGCATTAAGTTTTATAGTTGCGGCGATGAGCCCTAAAGATATGGATTATATGTACGATAAAATAAACAAGTTAGTTACTTTTGTATATCATCAATATAATGCTGGGGAAAAAAACATTAAAGATCAAACTATCCCATTTTCGCAGTTGCCTATAGCAGATCCGATAATTAGGTTAAGGGTTGGTGATTATATTACAACAAACTACAGTTACAAGGATGCTGAAAGAATTGTTGGCAAGCAAGGTGATGATGATACCAAGCTTCAAAGGGTTCATGCTAACTTTAAAAATTATGGTGGAAAAGGTTTAGCTGGTTATATAACATCGTTAGACTTTGATATTACAAATGTTACTTGGGAGACTGCCCCAGGGTATGTAATGCCTCAATATTTAGCAGTGACAGTTGCATTTACAGCAATACACGACATTCAGCCAGGGCTTGACTTTGATGGGTTTAATAGGGCACCATTATTTAGGAAAAATATGATTGGCTGGCCTACTGATTCAAATTATGAGGCCTCAACAGACACTTTGGATGAACTTTTGAAAAAGGGGAGCTAATTAATATATGGCTATTTCTAGATACGCAAATAATTGGCCTCTTAATGGTATTTTTGGATCATTTTATGAGTCTTTTGATGATTATAGTTTTATATATGATATGATTGAAAATAACAAGATAAAGACTCATGAGGTTATTGTTAGGCCTGGAGATCGTTTGGATCATATTGCTTTTAAAGAATTTGGCGATGGTGAATATTTTTGGATTTTAGCATTGTGTAATAAAATTGGGTTTATTCCACAAGTGCCTCCTGGAACTATCTTACAGGTTCCAGATAATATTGATGATGTTTTATTATATTTCAAAGAGTAAAAAATGGCAAAAAAGACAGAAAGCACCTTTGTTTTACTTAGTAACGAAGTGGTTAAAATACCAAAAAACGTTGGTAGTAGTGTAGAAAAACAAATTATAAGAATATCTGAAAATATTGAAGCAGACGATGGTGAGCAACAAAGCACTCCGTTGGAATTTGCATATGCAGATAATTGGTCATATTTACAAAGTGATGTCTTAGATGTATTTTTTAATTATATTCCAACAATTAATTGGGCTTTAGCAAAACCGTTTATTAATTTTAGGGCTATTGGCCCTTCTGTTGTCAGTCTTGACAAGTTGGTGTTTGATGACATTGTTAATTTAAATGGACCCAGTAGTTATGGTGCAACTAGTGCAGATTTTAAGAGTGGTGCTTGGGAAGGAATTGGCATTGAAGCATATACAATGCCAGTGACCCTAAACAACACTAACAAAGCATTTGCAGCTAGGGGCAATTATTATAATAAGTTTAAGCCAATTTTTAGCATAAAGGACATGACAGTTAAGATTGTACAAGCTCCAGGCGCAGTGGCTTTTTCTGAGGAAATTAGTTTAAATTTATATATACACGATAAGAGCAAGTTGAGGGAGTTAACTGCCTTATTTAACCCACAATATGGTACTTATTTTATAATTGAATATGGTTGGAATCATCCTGAAATTAACAATGAAAATATTTCTGACTTTCCAATTGATGTTTATGATTATGGTTTTAATGGTACAACAAACAAGGTAGAGAAGAAAGATATAAAGTTCAAAAGTGTGGCAAGTTTTTTAAATGGTCTTAAGAAAAGCAGTGTTTTTATATTAGAAAATTTTGATATATCTTTAGATGAAACAGGAACTACAACGGCTAATTTAAGTTTAGTTTCCATCGCCGGTAATGTTTTTTCAGCCGAAACTGGCTTAATTAATGTTAATTTCCAAAAGAGTCTTAGTGAATATGTTTTGTATAGAAAGCGATTGACAAGAATGGCCTCTAGGTATGAAAATAACCCACAATTATTTGGTAGAAAGAAGATAGTCAAACGTTTGAGGGATAGCATATCTATCCTTAATGGGGAAGATGCTTATGGTGTTGACAGAAGAAAGGTAAAAGAGCCGCTTCAAGTTAGAGGTAGTGCAAAGGCAGAGGTCGAAAAAAGAATAAATAAATTATTCTCAGCGAAAGAAAATGAGAAGAGGCTAGCTAGTTTTAGAAAGTTGGGCGAAACGACTGATAAGATATATTCAGAAAAGTTGTTAGTTCCTAATGTTATTTCTAAGGGAGCCAAGAAAAAATTTAAAGGGTTTTCAAGTGTCAATATTACATCTGAATCTAGTGGGAATGATTATTCTTATTTGTCATATGCTTTAAGTTCATTGTTTAAGTTTGTTGAAAATGACATAAAAAATGTTGTTCGAGGCGCAGATGTTGGCTTACATGGCAAGGTAGTTAAAGATTTAAATATAGTATATTTTACATTTAATAATTATTGTGGAAACATGAGTGGGAAAAATATAGGTTCTTTTGTTATAGATAAGAAAAAGTTTGTAGATGCAATTTTTGAAGTTGTTTCGTCTAAGCCTTCATATAACATTAATTTTAATGATATGAAAAATATATTTAAGAACATGGTTAGCAATAAAAAGAATATAAATTATGGTTTGCAAAAGTTTTACGATCACATTACTGACAAGCCTGTTGATAATCCAAACCTTCAAGAGCAATATAATGGGTTTATTAAACAAAGTGGTGGCCAATTTATTGTTCCAAAGATAAGATTTTTATTAAGAAGCACTAAGACTACTATTAAAAAAGAGGAAACAGTAAAGCATTTTCTTTTTATATATGATGAAGCGAACTTTGAATCTTCAGAGTCTTCATTTAACACAAAACAATTTGAAGATTTAATGGATGGTACAATTAGAGGACAAGTTAGTGGAGATGTTGAAAAATATAATTTAGAAGTTACCAAAAGAAAGATTAGAGATGAAATTAAAATGCCATATGTTATTCCTGGCACTGAAAGAAGCCCAATAAAGAAAATAGGGGCTAAAACTGAGACTAATGATTTGATGGGAGCAATTTATTTAGAGCAAAATACAGATCCCAACCCTATTATAACAAACAGATTGGTTAATCAGTTAGATGAGTTGCCAATTGATTATGTTCCAATGGAGCTTTCGATGGATATGGCTGGCTATCCTTTGTTAGAGCCACAAAAAAAGATGTTTATTGATTTTAAAACAGGAACAAATATAGATTCCATATATTCAGTGGGTGAGATAACGCATAAAATATCAGCAGATAATTTTACAACAAATTGTACTTTATATCCCTTACAAAGTTATTTAAAGTATAGGACAGCAGCAGATATAAGAAGTGAGTTTATTGATCTAACTGAAGAAAGTGTTACAAGAGCGCCGAGTGTTAGTGATGGTTATGATTTAGATGCAGCAGAGAAAATATATGAACGATATAGGGATGTTGCTTGGTCATTAATTAATCAAGATTTCATTAGGTTGTTTATAATGAGATATTATGCTAAGACTATTGAGCGAGAAACATATAGAAGTAAAAGAAACAGAAAGAAAATTCTTGTTAACAATAAATTAGAATGGTCACATGGTATTGGGGATACTAGCATATTTGAATTTTATAAATTAATGGCATTGGCAGAGCTTGATTATTTTAAATTAAGAATGCATGAAAAGTTGTATTATGAAAAGTTAATCGAGCCAAAGTCCTTTACTTATATTTTACCAGATGACATAAACAGAAACATGAAATCAATAAGAGATTCTTTAGATTCATTAGGATTTTTAAGTGAGTCAAGCTTTTTTTATTCATGGTTTTTGACTAATATTAATAATGATAGTAAAGGAAAAAAAGTTAATATTTCTGATTTAGAAAGGGAATATAAAACCTTATTATTTGGCGAGGGAGATGATGATAAAGGTGTTTTTGATATATTAGGTGTTGAAAACAAATATCCCTTTATAGGTAGTTTTACAAACAACAAAGCATATCCACCGAACAACATTGACCCAAAAGCTTTATGGAAATATTCTGATAAAAAGTTAGACAGGGTTTTGAGTTATTATCAATGGACAGAAAATTTTGATGTAAAATTAAAGCCTAATCAAATTAATAAAGCATTGTTTGCTGGTGGAGCGCCGGGCCAATTTAAATTAAATGATGCTTTGTTCGATAAGGAAATTAACAATGCATTTTTGAATGATGAATTAAGTTTTATTGCCTTAGCCACGAAAAAAGATGTTGAAATAGAATCTTTAAATGTTGGCTTTGACAAGTTAAAGGAGAAGTATGAGAGAAAAATGTTGAGGTTGGCACAGTTACAAGATGTTTTTGCTCCATTTGCTCCCGATCAAATCAAAGAGAAGTCAACATTGTCTTCAAGGAAATATTTTGCAAGAGTCTTAATTAAGTCAGGACAACAGACTGGTTTTGCCCCTATTGATGTCGATGTTAAGGGAACAAACAGGGGAAATGCTGCAAATAGGGCAAAGACAAACGAGAAAGTCTTAGGTGTTATAAATAAAAATAAAAAATTGATTTCAAGCATAGAGGTTTGGTTGTATAATAAGAAAGAAGATAGGGCTTCTAGCAAGGATCCCAACTCTAAAAAGGTTTTTAAAGTTTAATTAAAGGGTTTTATGGATTTTGATTATTTCATAGCATATATTAATAAAAATATATACCACTCAGACAGTAATAACATTAACAAGTTTGATGTTACATTTGATAAATCATTATTTGAAAACAACAATAGCATGTGTTTTGCCAATTCTCACCTTTTAAATATAAAAAACCTATATGATATTCAAGACATTATTCAGCTTTATAATATAAAAAGGCCAAGAATATATGATTATGATAGAAAGTTTATTAGAAGGTTTAACAATATAACAAAAAAAATAAATGCTTATAAAAGGTCATATGAATTATTAGGCGTTAATTTAAATCAACTTGAAATAGAAAAGTGTCTTCCAATAACAACATTAAGGGAATTTATTGGTTGCAGGTTGGAATTTATGAACTTTTTTATTAAATATTGTAAAAGTAATGAAACAGATTTAAGTTATTACAAGAATCATTTTATAAAACACAAACATGCCCTTAACAACCTTGGTGCTATCCATATGTCAAAAGAAAGCTTAGCATTTGCTTGCTTGCTTAATAAGAATATGGCGTCTTTGGCAAAAAAGGTAAGGTATTTAGATCATAAAAATGAATTGTTGTTTCCAATAAGGTATAATAACTTAAGCACTAAAACAGGCAGGCTGATTGTCTCATCTGGATTAAACATCTTGACATTACCAAAGAATTATAGATATTTAGTTAAATCAAAGTTCCAGGGGGGGAAAATAATATCTATTGACTTTAAAGCTATAGAGCCAACAATAATATTATCATTAATGGGCGGGGATGGAGATCTGGGTGTAGGTGATTTATATGGGAATATTGCAAAGTTAGCAAATAACAAGAATGTTGACAGGGATGTAATAAAAAAAATATTTTTACCTTTTATATATGGAGCTTCTTTGGAAAGAATCGTGGAGTTAAGTGGCATATGCAAGTCTGATGTAAAAAGGGTAAGTGATATAATTAACATTAACTTTAATAAAAATAAAATATTGTCAAAAATAAACATTAAAGATTATGGTTATGATAACAAGGTCTTGTATAATGAGTATGGAAGGCCGATATCTTTACAGAATAATATGCAAAAATATAAAAACATAAATTATTATGCTCAATCAACAGGAGTTGATGTTGTACTAGATGCATTGTATAAGATATTAAAGTTAAAAAAAGAAAAAGAATACAAGTCAGAGTGTGTTGCAATCATTCATGACGATCTGTTGTTTGACGTTCATCCTAACGAAGAACAGAAGTTTATTGATGATGTTGTTAGTATTATGACAAATAATAATATTATTAATAATAAAATGAATGTTTCAATTAGAGAAATTTTATAAATTTTGGTGATTATGTTATAATTAATTAATTAAACGTTTCAATGTTAAGGAGTTTTGTTATGTATTCAAATGATCGTACTGAGTTGGCTAAGAAAAACCATAAACGTCTTGTTAAATTATTGGACAACATTCCTGGCAGACGGGGAGAGTTAGCGAAGTTGATGATGGAAGATCTACAAGAAAGGTTTTGTATCGCACCCGCTTCGCATAAAAAGCAATTCCATGCTGCATATCCAGGTGGATTGATGCATCACAGTATTAATGTTTGTATCAATCTATTGAAGATGGCAAAGACACACTATCCTGATCGTTGGGATGATGGGCAATTAATTTTCGTTGCATTGTTTCATGATATCGGTAAGATTGGAAACTTAAAGGAAGATCAATATGTGTTTAATTCTTCTAAGTGGCACCAAGAAAGGGGCATCTACTATGGGTTTAATGATGATATTCAGTTTATGCTTCATGCACATAGATCCTTGTATTTGTTGCAACATTATGACATTAAATTAACTGAAGAAGAATATGTTGCTATTTTGACTCATGATGGTATGCATTTGGAAGCAAATCAAGCATATTCCCAAAAACAACCACCACTAGCACTAACATTACATTTTGCAGACATGTTAGCCGTTCAACAAGAAAAAGAAATGGAACAATTAGAGTCAGAAGAAAACTAGATGAACAAGATAATATTTTGTCTTTTTGTTGGGTTGACTAAGTAATTATAGTTATGTCAAAAGAAAAAAAACCATACGATGTTAATGATGATCATAGCCAAGATTTAACAGCAGAAGATATGTTAGATCTTATTGATGGTGAAGATATTAGTAATGATGGGGCAATAGTGAAAAAGAGTTCTCCCCAAGGTGCAATTGCTGGAAATAATCATTATAGGGACATGTCAAAACGATCCACCCCAGGTACAACAAGGGGATTCCCAGGTGGACCAATAGTAAAATATACAAAAGAGGAACTAAGACAAATGGCAACAGGTAAAAAAACAGAGTCAGAGTTAGAGTTTGAAGAGCTTGATGATGTTTTGGAAGAGGAAGAGGATAGTTTAGAAGAGGTAAGTTCAACAGCGTCAGTTGCAGGGTATCAAGCCCCAATGGGTCATGATTCTAAATCAAAGCCAGGGGCAGATAAAATGATGGATGATTGGGATGAGGTTGATGGTGATTATATAAATGATCCAAACATGAAAAAAAGCTTTAAAAGTAGTATGGCTTATAAAACAAGCAACAAGGTAAAGAAAGAGTCATTAGACTTATACATTAAAGATATTGTTATAGAGGAGTTAAACGAAGGCTTTTTTTCAAGATTATATGCTCAAGCAAAGGGGACAAAAAATTCTTTAAGTCAGTATGTCAAAAATGTACACGCATCCGGCCAGGGAAGAACAGAAGACATTATAAACCCTAAGTTTAAAAAGCAAGCAACTATTGCAGTTAGTGTTGTAGAAGGCCTGAGAGATTCGTTAAAAGGAAAGTTTGAAAAATATGTGGTGGATTTAATAAAAATATTTGGCAATCCAGATGATTATGATATGGAAGAAAGTGTTAAAAACAACCTAAATGAAATTGATCAAAACATTACAAAACTTATAGATAATTTAAATGAATTAATAGAGAATATGCAAGAGCAATTTAAGATTTAAAGTTTTCGAATTTAATGGTAAATCAAATAAAGTGGGGGCTAAAAGTGATGAAGAATAGAAATTACGATTCTGATGTTATTTTGTTGTGTACGATTATTGAACATTCCAAGTACTATCTGGAAAAAACAGTGGATAATATTACAAGAAACTTTGAGGTTGTAGGTGGAAATATATTTGTCCTTAAAACAAAAGATAATGATAATAGCAAATTTATATTAACTTATAATGTTAAAAACCAGCCGGATCTAAAATATAAGGACATCCTTAAGTCAACCTTTCAGATCCATAGAAAAAAAGATTATAACGTCTTATATACCCTTAATGCGTTGAATATGGTTGTTGTAAATGAAAATGGGGAGCAAAATAGAGATTATGTAATTGATTGGGAAAACTATAAAAATTCACTATTGCTAGTCAGAAATAATGATGAGCTTCATAAGATTCCAACAGTCTTATATGAAATTATTGGTGTCTAATTAAAAAAAATGCTTTATAGATAGAGAAAACTTTGCTACAATGTTGTTAGTTAGGTTGTGTTTTAAATGTTTTGTTAACCTTAGAAAATTAAGGAGAGAAAAGAATGGATTTTGAACTGATTAAAAAGAAACTAGAGAAGCTTCAAAGTGGTCCTCAAGGCTCTGGAAAGAAGGATACATGGGGACCAGGAATTGAAAAGGCTGTGCATGAAGTAAGGATTGTGCCTATTAAGGGTGTGAATGATCCTTTTAGGGAACGAGCTTTTTATTACAACATTGGAAAATATCGTAGTCTGGTGTCTCCATGGGCAAGCTTTGAAAAACAAGATCCTATTTGGGAATTCAGGAAAACTCTTTTTGATAAAGGGACAGATGATTCAGTGGCGCTTGCAAAACAGCTTTCTCCAAAGTCTAGATATTTTGCACCAATTATTGTAAGAGGCAAAGAAGGTGATGGAGTAAAGTGGTGGGGATTCTCTAAAACTGTTTACATGTATCTTCTTTCAAAGCTAATTGACGAAGATTATGGTAACTATATTGATGCAAAAGAGGGCAGAGATATTAAGGTTATTGTAACTCCAGTGCAGGGAAGGGCTTATCCTGATATTGATGTGGAACTTAAGCCAAGAACAAGTCAGCTTGCAGAATCAGACAAGGAAATTAAAGAGTTGATGGAAGGTATTTCTGATTTTGACAACATTGAGTTTCTTAAGGCAAAGTCATATGAGGAGTTAGAAGAAATTCTCCTAGAATGGCAGGCAGAAATGACTGATGAGCCAAGTGTTGAGGAAATCGATAGCGGTTCAGAATACAAAGGTAAAGATAAGGAAGAAAAGCCTGCTTCTGGTGTGCATAAAAGTATTGATGACGCTTTTGATGACTTAGGTTTGGATTAATAAAAATTAAATAAAAATATTGCTAACTTAATTGCCGTCCTTCGGGACGGCATTGCAATGGAGTAGTGTGCAAACATGGTAACAAAAAAAGAAACTAATAAAGAAAAAAAAGAAGAAGAGCAAAAAAAGAAGTTTATTGAAAAATCAAAAGAGAATGACAAAATTATTAGTGAAATCTCAAAAGAATTAATTGAAGAAATTAATAAAAGCTCAAAAACAAAAATAGCTTATTCCCTTGGGTTCGAAGAAAGCCCAACTGATATTAAAGAGTTTATTTCAACAGGAAGTACGTTGCTTGATTATGCAATTGCAAATAAAAAAGGTGGAGGTGTGCCTGTTGGAAGATTAACTGAGATTGTCGGTGAGGAAAGTTGTATCACTGGACGTTCCGCTATTAGAGTCTCTACTGATGGAGATGTAAAAAAAATAGTTAAGATTGTTGATATTAAAGAAATGTTAGAGAGTGGTAGAAGTGTTTGTGTTGACTCTCCTTATGGTTTTATTCCTGTAAAAAGGTTTGTTGAGAAAGGGAAACTACATGCTATTAAGGTTGTTGTTAAGGATAAAAGGTTTATTGAATGTACTGGTGATCACTTGTTGTTTTGTGAAAATGAGAATGAAGTTGGTTGGGTTTGTGCAAAAGATTTAGACATCAGTGATAAAATATCTACAGTTACTGGTCCTCAAAAAATTATATCAATTGAATCAATTGGAAAACATGAGATTTATGACATTGAAGTTGATCATGAAGAGCATTGTTATTGGGCAAATGGAATAAAAAATCACAACACAGGAAAAAGTTTATTAGCCATAGAGTTATTAAAATCAACCCAAAAGAAAGGTGGTATTGGAGTTTTGTTGGATACTGAAAATGCAACCAGTCCTGAGCTACTTAAAAGACTTGGTATTAATTTAAAGGGTTTTGTGTATGCACAACCTAATCATATTGAAGATGTGTTTAGCACAATTGAGCAAGTTATTAAAAAGATAAGAACAATAGGTAAAAATAAGCCTGTGACAATTGTTTGGGACTCCGTTGCTGGAACTCCTACAAAAGCAGAGTTGGATGGTGAACATGATGATAAGTTTATGGCTGCTGCTGCAAAAGTGATTGCTCAAAGTCTTAGAAAAATTACACAGATGATCGGTTCAGAAAAGGTTACAATGGTATTTACTAATCAATTAAAGTCAAAGATTGGTGTGGTTTATGGTGATAGTATGGTATCGTTTGGGGGCAAAGCGATACCCTATCACTCTAGCACACGGATTAAATTGTTAAGAGATGGCAAAGTGCTTGGTGATAAAGGCAAAGATGATCAAATTGGGGTTGGTGTTAAGGCCAAGGTTATTAAAAATAAAGTATCTATCCCATTTAAGACTGCTGGCTTTAATATTATGTTTAACGTTGGAATTGAAGAGAGTGAACAAATATTTGATACTTTGGCTAAGGCTGAAAACTTAACTTATACTATTAATGATAAAGAATGTATTGTTAATTTTTCTGCTAGCGCTTGGAGTAAAGTGGTTGCAAAAGATCAGAAAGGCAACATTCTTTTAAATGAAAGCTTCAGGAAGAAAGAATTTAAAGAAAAGATAATCAATGTATATCCTGAAATGATCGAAGAATTAATTGATCAATCTTGTGTTAGAAAACTTGGCAACCCTGAAGAGTTTGAAATAAACCCAGATTCCTACCTTGAAGTGTCTGCTTTGGCAGATCAAATCTTAGAAAATTAAAAAAATAACAAAAAAATAGCTTATTTAAATTTTGTCGTCATATGGGAATCTGATTTTCTTGAATGGTTCAAATCTTAATTAAATACCCTTAAATTACAATTTTTTTAAAATATATTTCAGTTGTAGGTTAACAAATGAACCTTGTTGTGGTATATTGTTGTCAGTTGAAAAGGAGGGCTAATGTTCAACAAATCAATGATGACAGAATATCCTAGTGGAACAAAACATTGGTATCTAAATGGAAAGTTGCATCGAGAAGATGGTCCTGCTGCTGAGCATCATAGTGGAACAAAAGGATGGTATCTAAATGGGGAGTGTCATCGAGAAGATGGCCCTGCTTATGAACATCCTGATGGATATAAAGAATGTTATCTCAATGGGCAATTTTATTATGACACCAAAGGGAAGTTGCACAATAATAATTTCCTGGTATCAAATGAATATACAGGCCTAGTAATAATAATGGGAGGGAAAAATAAAATAAGGTTCATGAGAACAATAAATAATATATATCTGGTAATTAAATTTGAGGAGTTATAAATAATGTCACATAAATATAAAGTTGGTGATATTGTATGGGTTAAAATTCCACCAGCAAAGGACATTAAAAATAGAAAACATAATAAACATTTTATTGCTGCCTGTGGTGGTTGCAGTTGTCTAGGAAGAGTCAGCAAAGTATTAAATCAAAACGGTTTAAATAATAATAATAATATCTCAGGTTGGCATTATAATGTTGAGCTTTCATTGCTATTCCCGCTTGAGCTTAACAACTTGTCTGCTGTTGATGAAAAATATAAATGGTCTATTGCCGAAGAATGGATTGATAGAAAAATAAAATGACTTATAAATACAAATATGAAATTGGTGATATTGTATGGGTTAAAGAGGCTTTTTATTGGCCAAGAAAAGGCAGCTATTCTTTTTATACTGGACCAGTAAGCATTGTTAGTTGTGGATTGTCAGGAAAATATGATCATGATATAAGGGGGATTGTATATGTAGTCAGATTGCCTGTTGGGGTATATGAAGGTCTTAGTATTATTGGAGAAAGCCAAATAAAAGGTTTAATAAATGAAAATTTATAAATATAAAGTTGGTGATATTGTTTGGGTTAAAATTCCAAACTTAAGAAATGTTAAAAATGAAAATTGTAAAGGACATGCAGTTGTAAAAAAGGGTGGTTGTACCTTTGTTGCTGTTATTTTTGAGGTATATTCTCATAACAATAAATTTGGTTCTTGGGATTATGTCATTTCATTGCCTATTGGTTTTAGTCTTGAATATGGCACTAAAAAACTTAAAGAGTGGGCTATTGTCAAAGAGTGGGTTAAAGGGAAAGTAAAATGACTTATAAATATAAAATTGGTGATATTGTGTGGATTAACAACTATCAGCATATGTGTGCAGGGAAGTTCATAACGATGTCAGGTCTTGCTATTATTCAACAAAGTTACATAAATGGTTCTAAAAAATATCTAGTTTCTTGGGTTGGGTTGCTGTCTGGTCGTTGGGTAGCAATAACGGAGAAAGATATTGACAAAAAAATTAATGTTTAGACATAGAAAAGGTGATATTGTTTGGGCTAGTTGTTATATTGTTAGCTTTAATGGCGTTCTTGGGTTTTATAGGTGGCAATCATTTTCAGGAGTAGGAATTGTTTATCACCCAAGATTTCCTGGCAAATGTGGTAATTATTATGAATATATTATTAAGTTTGGGGAGCATATATATGGAATAGCCAAAGCAGATTGCACAAAAGGAATAAATAATGAAACATTTTAAGCACATTTTTAAAAAGAAAGGATATAAGATAGACTGGCAATATGATGATGGTATTGGTTATAGTAACAAACATCATATTGTTCGAATTCTTTATAAGGAAGGTAAAGGAGATACTGTTTCAATGGGATCAGCGAAGTATTTTGACAGGTGGGCTAACTCAAGTCATATTAATTGGGAAATTATGGAAAAAAATAATAATTGGACTGAAAAAATGGTTGAAGAAGACTTTTTGAACAACCTCAGAAATGCTGAATGGTTATGTTTAATTATTGCAAGGTTGTTGCCAACTCTTTTTGACAACCCTCTTTTTAGAATTGATTTGTGACTTATGGTTAACAAACAGGGTTGGTTGTGGTATAAAGGTTTTATTGATTGATATTTAAAAGGAAGGGACAAATGGAAAGTATCAATGAAAAAATGGTTTGTGAGTTTATTGGTTCTGTTGATTGGGACAACAATAAGGAAGTACAAAAGCAAGACATAGAAGATCGTTACGGTGAAAACACATGGGCCTCAGATGATGTTTGGGAACAGTTTTGAAATTTTATAGTAATGAAATTAGAAAGTTATGTTGGGTTGATGGAAGGGTAGGTTTTTCATTGGGTGATCATTATGTTTATCGAGATTTTGTTGGGCCATTAATGATTATTTTCAAAGATACGTCAATGAAACAACAAGCTTTATATCTTGGGTTTTATTCCAAAGATGAATATATGTGTCTTGTTTCGGAAGATGCAATTAAGGACATTATAGAAGGCTGATTGATGAAAAAAAATAAAAAGTATAAAGCTGGCGATGTTATTTGGTATCAGATTCCACTAAAAGAAGTTGCGGAGCTTACTGATTATCAAGCTTTAATTAATAATCATTTTTTATTAAGCTTTAAAAGGGCTGTCAAAGGTCTTGCTATTATTTCTGAACAGTCTACATGGAACCCCTGGGATTATGATATTGTTTTTGCTAACAAGTTAATTGTTGATAGATTAGAAATTGGTGGTTGTCAGATTCCTGAAAGTTGGGTTTTGGAAAAGGTAGAGATATGATTGATTTGTACTTTACAAACAGCACATCTAAAGAAATATCTAGACGAACATTTCATTATCATTGCAAATCGTTAAGTTGGCAATTTATTGGTGGTGGACAATCATTAAAGTTTTCAAGAGTATTCTTTGATCGTTATGCATATGATAATTTTGCCGCAAATAAAATAATTTATGTTGGGCCAGTCGTTAGACGAAAAGTTATTTTTGTTAGTAAATTTAACCCTAAAGAACAAATGGCTTTTTTTACATATACTTTCCCCAAGTTTGTTGGTGCAGAAAGAATAGTTTCGGGTTGGTTTATAAATAGGAAGGGTGACAAAATAACTTTATGTTCTGATGTTGATTGGTTTGAAAGATGAAATATATAAAAATTGAAACTAACTTTGGCCATTTAATTCAAAAAAGAAAACAATTTGAAATGTTCTTTATAGCAGGATTCAAATTTGATATAATTAAACAAGAGGTTGCTTTTGTTAATTTGAAGTATAAGTTAACAAACGATCAATTCAATTATGTTGGCCCAGTTATATTAAAAAGGCTGCTTGGTGAAAAGGGAGAAGAAGATGTTGTTGTTATAATTGAAACATTTAAGTTGCCAGAAAGCCGATTAAAAAAGCTCATTGGGCTTAAGAGTTTACACGTTAAGAATGATGGGTTAATATTATTTATCAATACTGAAGCAAAAAATGAAATATAATCTTGACAAAGGGTTAGTTTTCACTTATATTACTGAAGAAGGCAGAGAAGGGCTTCCAGTATATGTTGTACTAATTAATAAACAGGGAGACTTGCTTTATAATAATATAGCTTTGTTATATAAAGAATGTCATGGTAACTATTTTAGCTTTAAGTTTTTAACTAAAAATATATATAATGTTGTGTTTTCTAAAATAGACAATACAAATTGGTTCATAAATAAGAGGAACATACAGAAACTTTATTATTTAAATGGGGGAAATGGTTATGGGAAGTGATAATATTAAAAATAAAATTGTTGGCATTGATCTTGGGACTTCTCGATCTGCAATTGCGGTGATGGAAGCAGGCAAGACAAGCATTATTATTAATCAAGAGGGCGATAGAACAACACCATCAGTTGTTAGTTTAAGTGACGGTTCAGTTGGGATATCAGCAAAAAGGGCTGGAGTTGTTCACCCGGAATCTACAATTTATTCAGTAAAAAGGTTGATTGGTAGAAGGTATAAAGATATTAAGGGTGAGTTAAAAAACTTATCATATTCTGTCTTTGAAAACAGCAATGGTTCAACAAAAATTGTTTATGATGATAACGAACATTCACCACAAGAGATCTCTTCAAAGATATTAATTAAACTTAAGAAGGCCGCTGAAGATTATCTTGGGGAAAAGGTTGAGAAGGCTGTTATTACCGTTCCTGCTTATTTTGATGATTCTCAAAGAATGGCAACAAAGGTTGCAGGCGAAATTGCTGGGTTGGATGTTGTAAGGATCATCAATGAGCCGACAGCGGCAGCTTTAGCTTATGGTGTTGATAAAAAAGATGATTTTAAGGTTATGGTTGTTGATATTGGCGGGGGAACAACGGACTTCTCAGTACTTGAAGTTGGTGGCGGAATTGTTGAGGTATTATCAACAAGTGGCGATACATATTTAGGTGGTGATGATATAGATAATGTTTTGTTGGGTCATTTTATTGAGGAATTTAAAAATCAGACTAACATCGATGCCTCTGGTGATAAGATGGTTATGCAGAGGTTAAAAGAGGCAGCGGAGAAGGCGAAGATTGAGTTGTCCCTAATGTTGGAGACTGAGGTTAACTTACCATTCCTTTCAGCAAATGAAACTGGTCCTAAGCATTTTATTTATAAGCTTAGTAGGAGTAAGTTCGAGGTAATGATTATGCCATTGTTAGAGAGGGCCTTGGTCCCATGTAAAATTGCATTGGAAGATGCTAAACTAAGTGTTGATGATATAGATGAGGTTTTGTTTGTTGGTGGAACAACAAGAATTCCATTAGTGACGAAAATTATGGTTGATTTTTTTGGAAAAGAGCCAAACAAGAGTGTTAATCCAGATGAAATTGTTGCAATGGGTGCGGCTATCCAGGGGGCGGTTCTTTCTGGTGACGATGCCGTGAAAGATATTTTGTTGTTGGATGTCACTCCATTGTCTTTGGGGATTGAAACTTTAGGTGGAGTATTTACAAGAATTATTGAAAGAAACACAACAATCCCTTGTGTAAAATCGGAGATCTTCTCTACAGCAGCAAATAACCAACCAGCAGTATCTATTGTTGCCTATCAGGGGGAAAGAAATATTGCTGCAAATAATAAACTTTTAGGTAAGTTTGATTTAATTGGAATTCCACCTGCCCCAAAAGGTACTCCACAAATTGAAGTTAAATTTAATTTGAATTCAGATGGCATTTTGAATGTTGTTGCAACTGATAAGGTGACTGGAGAAAATAAAGATATTACAATTACATCTTCTTGTGGGCTTTCTGATGAAGAAATTGAAAAGATGAAAAATGATGCAGAAGAGAACAAAGTAAAAGATGAGGAAAAAATTGAAATTATCAATTTAAGGAATGAACTTGAAACATTAAAAATTTCTGCTGAGAGCCTTTTTAAAGAGCATTCAGGGAAGGCCTATGTCAACCCATTGGGTGATGTTATAAAATCCACTGAGGAGCTTTTGGGGAATTCTGACACCACGTCTGAGGCCTTAAATGAGCAGAAAAAAATGTTAGAAAGTATTCTCCACAACATCTCAAAGGAAATGTATCAGGGCTGTTCTGATGATGACCTAAGTTGCGATGCCAGGGGGGAAAACAGTAAAAGAGGTGAGGTAATTATTGACGCAGAATTTGAGGATATTGAATAAGCAATGAAAGTAAGGCAAGGATTTGTCAGCAATAGTTCAACAAGCAGCTTTATTATTACTAACAAGTCTGATAAAATGCTAAATGTAGTTGATTTGGTGATTGATTTGTCTGATAGGCTAGGGGAGTCTTATCTTGACATTTCTTTGAGACAACTATTAAATGATGCTGAGCAATTATATAGGAATAACTATAACTTAAAGCCCAAAATAAGTATAAAGTTATATGTTTCAAATGAAGATGATAATTATGCAAGCTGTTTTTTAAGTCAGATCTTAAATAAAGATAGAGATGAGGTTAATGAAAGTGAAAATTTTACATGGGAATTTAAAAATTATTATGGATAAACGGAGGTAAAAAAATGAAAATTAGAACAGGCTTTGTTAGTAACTCCTCATCAAGTAGTTTTATTTGTAACGTGTGTGGAGAAAATGTTTCAGGTTATGACATGATGTTAAGTGAAGCAGAAATGTATGAGTGTGGTAATGGTCATATTTTTTGTGAAGGTCATGTTAAGGGCGGGTTTGATTATCATGAGATTCTTGGTAATGAAGAGAAGTTATTGCAGTTTGTTGAAAATAAATTAAATGGTCAAATTACAACAACGAAAAATAACATAAGGAAACTTAAGGCCACTAATTCAAATTGGAATTCATCAGGCTATGAAGCAAACATTAGCAATCTTGAAAAAGAACTTAGTGAGTTGAAAAATAAAGAATATGAAGAAATTATAGAAGAGTGGGAAAACTTTTTTGAGGAAGGAGAGTATAGGTATGAATTTCCTATAGACTATTGTCCTGTTTGTACTTTAGAGGCATTCAGAGATGAAGATTTGTTAGAGTTTATGTTGGCATCTCAAGGGAAAAACAAAACTAATATTGAAGAGGCAATTAAAAAATCATTTAAAAACATTAATGAGCTTAATGAATTTATTGGAAAAAATAAAAAGGGTTAAAACATGAAAGTTCGTCAAGGTTTTGTTAGTAACAGTTCAAGCACATCATTTGTTATTAAAGAGGAGTCGATTAAAACTACAGCAGAATGTGCATTGCAAATGTTAAAAATTGTTAAAGATGATTATTTTGATGAGGATAGGGAGTCAATTATTGAAGGAATTAGAAAATATTCTAATGGGAAAATTTTGATGGCAATAAAATGGCTGCAAAACAATATTAAATATGATGGAAATATATATTTTCCATGGTCAATTAATTATAAAACATATATTTGGAAAAATAATAATGGGATATTTGTTGACACATGCAATAATCATTACTGGCATAATCATTTTGCTGTGGATTCTAGAATGGATCATTATTGTTGGTATACTTCTAAATATAATGACACACCGGAAAAACTACCTAGCGACACTCCAGATCCAATTAATAATTATTTTGATGAATATTTAGACTTAAGTGATCTTACTTTTGTTGATATTAAAGATAATAAATATTGCTTTTAATAAGTATGGTTTGGGTTGATAAAGGTAAGATCGAATGGGGGTCCAATGATTAGCAAAGAAATAGTTGAAGAGGGAAAAGCATATTGGGTTCAAGTTAGCCATATAGAGACATTTACTACTGGTTCTTTTTCTTATCCAATTAACTATACTGGCGTGGGGGTTGTCAATAGGAATAAATATTATAAAGAACATCCTTATTTTTTTATTAATTTGTCAAAACACACTACTAATTATTTGTATATGGTTTTAGCCAAAAACATTAATTTTATTGAAAAGATAGGAGAGTTATAATAAATGCCAAGATTTAAAGCTGGAGACATTGTGTCTTTCAAGTATAGTGGGCCATATTCACATGATCCAAGTCCAATGGTGTTAATATTAAACCCAAGTTGGGGTGGGTTTGTACATGCAATTAACTTGAATTATTTAACAACACAACAAACAATTCATTTATTGTGCTTAGCCTATCCAGATAAGGCAGAAGATTTAACATTTAGTTATCCTGCTGTTAAAGATTTTTTAAAAACTTATGGAGAGGTTCCAAATATTCATGAGCATCAAAAGTTTTATTATAATTATGTTCAAGAGCCAGCAACGAGGCTAATGGTATATAGAAAATATCGTGCATCAAGAATGAATGGGATTAATTTTAAAACTGTTGAAACTCTTAATAAGTTTACCTTGCAGGGAAGGCAGGAAAGAGAACGTGTTGAACAGGGTGAAGTTGACAAGTTAGCTAAAGAAAAAGAAGAGCAAGAAAGACAGGAACAAGAGGAAATCGATAAGCGTGCTCAAGAGGAGTTGGAAGCACAAGAGGCAGAAAAGGAAAAAATTGAAGAAAGTAAAAGAATAAATCGTAAAAAGAAAACTTCCAGTAAAACAAAAAGGCCCAAGAGAAAAAAGAAGAAGATTTAAATGGTTGATCAAAAGAATAATTCTATATGGTTAGCATGGTTAGGGAAAGTTCTTTGGGTTGATTATAGTTTTATTCCTTATTATTATGTTAAAAATATTATAGATTATGAGCCAATTAGAACAAAGACAGAAGCCGTTAAAAGACAATATTGTGGCCCTGCAATTGTTGCTGGTATTGATTTTGGAGTCAGCGATGCTTCAGGTGGAAATAAAAATTTAACTTTTCCATATTATCAGTTACAATTAGCGAACAAGGAAGTTAATATTGAAAACAAAGTTTATAGTATTATTAGGCCCATAAGAAGAGATCCAACTGACAACATTTGGTTAAACAGATATATATTTTTGGAATTGTTAAAAAATAATGGAGAGAAAGAAAAGGTTAAAGGAAACGAATGTTAGTTTGGATTAATGGTAAATGTGGTTATTGTGGGGTTGGGCTTGTACAATCAACATTAACATCTAGGGATACTGGAAGAGCATTATATATGATAAGTGTTCAAAATAATTCAGTTTATAAATTTAAGAAATCTGAAATTGCGAAAGAGAATTACATTACTTTTGATAAAAAAATTAAAAGTGCTGAAGATTTAATGGTTTTTCATGGGATGGATTTTTTTAGTCATTTTACATATACAGACAAGACTGACTTAGTTTTAATGGGGAAGAAGGGTGGGTAATAAATTTAAAAATGGTGATTCTGTGTGGATTAATTGCACTTGTCCCTATTATGTTGGGCTTGGGATCATTATTCAGAAATATGGAAATGCATATATTACAAGAATTGCTAGCAAATCATTTGCAGTAGATTCTACAAGTTATCAAACAAGAAAGCTAAAGTGCAAATGGAATTTAGAAATGGCATTAGATTTATCATGTCATTTAAAACATCCTGTTGAGTATATATTTGACAATGTGTTATATTTACAAGAAGATCATTTAACATTAGTGGAGAAAAGATGAGCAAAAGCAAAGAGATGGTTATGTTGATTGATGGATTATCTGAATTTATTAGACATTTCACGGCTAATCCAACACAGTCAGCTATAACTGGAAATCATATTGGTGGTGCTTTTGGGTTCTTAAGAGCACTTTCTTATTTGACTTATAATATTAGGCCAAGCAAAATTATAATTGCATGGGATGGAAAGGATAGTTCAAAAAATAGAAGAAAGTTGTTGCCTGAATATAAAAATGGAAGAACACCATTGAGGTTGAATAGGTTTTATAAGGATGAAACTCCTGTTGAGGTTGAAGAGAATAAAAAATATCAACTGAGGTTATTGTTTTTATGCTTGAAGTGTTTACCAATCACACAAGTTTTTTCTGATGGTTGTGAGGCTGATGACATTATTGCTTATTTATGTGCAAACAAGTTCAAAGATAACAAAAAGTTGATTGTGACAAATGATAAAGATTTTTTTCAATTGCTCGACAACAAGACAATCATTTACAGAAGCATTAAAAGAGAGTATGTCACAAAGAAGCATTTGATCGAAGAGTTTAAGATTTTGCCAGAAAATTTCGCTATTGCAAAAGCTATAAATGGTGATAAATCTGACAACGTTACTGGTGTTCATGGCTTTGGGTTTAAGACTATTGCCAAGATGTTTCCTATTTTAAGTGAAAAATATATATATATTAACGACTTTATTGAAACGGTAGAAGGTTTTGAAGAAAAAAACAAACTAATTGAACGTTTTTTGGAAGATAAAGAGGTCGTGAAAAATAATTATAGAGTGGTAGCATTAGACGGGGTGATATTAAAAAATTCTCAAATAGATCAGTTAGAATATTGCTTTGAAAAAGAGGTCGTGTATGATAAAATAAAGCTATTGAGATTGTTTAATGAGTATGGTTTTAATAAGTTTGGGTTTAATTGGCCAAATGTTTTCAATTATTTAATGGAGGTTAAAAATGGGGTTTGATCATGATTATGATAAAGAACTAGTTGGGATTTTGAGTGAACGTTATAAGGATGTTAAGTTTGATATTGGTAGAAATGGTTTTCTTTACGCAAATAGTATGTCAACTCAAGTAAGTTGGAAAAGTGCTGTTGATGACTTCAAAAAGGCTTACATTAACAAGAAGGTGCAATCTTGGTTGCATGACAACATGAAGTTAATGGATGCTTATTTTTATAATGAAACAAATTCAGAACAACAGTAAAGTTATAAATAATGTCAGAAAACAATAATAATAATAATGTTGATTTTTCTTCTTTTGGGCCAACGTTTCAAAAGAAGATTGTTCAAGCATTAATTGTTGATCCAAAGTTTGCTGAGCAGTTGGTTGACATTCTTAATGTTAATTTTTTTGTTTTACAATATTTAAAAGTTATTGTTGATAAATATTTTAGTTATTATACAAAATATAATGCATTTCCATCATTTCAATTGTTATGTACAATTATTAAAGATGAGGTTGGTTCTGAAGGCGAGGAAGGTTTGGTCAAAAAAGAGATTTTATCTTATTTTGTTGACATAAAGACCCAGCCTTTAAATGGTGATTTGCAGTATGTTAAAGATAAGGCTTTGGAGTTTTGTAAGAGTCAGTCATTGAAAAATGCTATGTTCGAAGTAGTTGATATGATGGATAAAATGGATTATGAAAACATTGTATCAACTATTAAAAAAGCCATTGATGTAGGGGGAGAAACGGACTATGGCCATGAGTATAGTGAGCGATTAGAGGACAGGCTTTCAGAAGATAATGTGGAAACTGTTGCGACTGGCTTTGATGTTTTGGATGATAAGAATATTTTAAATGGTGGGCTGGCAAGGGGAGAGTTGGGTATTGTTATTGCGCCTACAGGTGTTGGCAAATCAAATATGCTGGCAATATTAGCAGCTAATGCAATGAGGCAAGGGCTAAATGTGGTTTATTTTACATTTGAGTTGTCTGAAAAAGATGTTGGTCGAAGGTTTGATGCCAACTTTTCTGGAATCCCGCAAAATGAATTAAAAGATTTCAAAGAAAGTGTTAAAGAGAAGGTAAGTCAAAAAAGAGGGAGACTTTTTATTAAATTTTTTCCAACAAAAAGTGCAACCACCAACACCTTAAGATCTTATATTGACAAGTTAGCAATAAAGAACTTTAAATGTGACTTGCTAGTTTTGGATTATGCGGACACAATGAAGGGAACAAGATATACAGACACAAAAAGATTTGAACTTGAGGCAATTTATGAGGATTTAAGGAACTTGGCAGGTGAATTACAAATTCCACTATGGACTGCTAGTCAAAGCAATCGCTCTGGATACAATGATGAAATACTTGAGATTGATAAGGCACATGAAAGTTTTGCAAAAACAATGGTTGCAGATGTTATCATTACGTTAACAAGAAGGTTAAAAGATAGGGCAAACAATATGGGCA